TCTTCGCGGCCCGGCGCGGCGCGCCGAAGACCGGCGATGCGGCAGGCTATGACGACCTGATCGAATACGGGCCGACCAACAACAGCGGCGTTCTCTCGATCATGGCAATCGAAGCCAACATGCCGACGCCAAGCTGGTGCGTCGCCGCAGCCTACACCGCGAAGTCCGCGCGTGCGTTGCTGGACGATCCAGCCCGTCCGCTGCAGACCCTGTCGCTCGACGGGTGCCTGCCCGCGCCCAAGCATCAGCGGTTCACGATGGTGCAGATGAACGCCTTCGCCAATACCGGGCTGGCGACGCAAGCGATCAACGGTGATGGCGTTCCGTCGATCAAGCGGGAAAGCACGACCTATCAGCTTAACCTCTATGGTCAGGGCGACGACGCCTATGAACTGGTGCCGACGCTCGCCACGCTGGCAGGGCTATTCCGCAGGCAGCGCTATGCGATCACCACCAAATTCCCGCGCTGCAAACTCGCCGACGACGGCACGCAGTTCGGCTCTGGTCAGGCGATCGTGACCCCGACTATCATCAAGGCGGAACTGGTGGCGGAATATCGCTTCGATGAATTCTTGGGTCAGGTCGAGAATGCCCAAGCGTTCAAGGACAATCTGATCGTGGAACGCGACGCCAACGATCCAAATCGCGTCAACGTGCTGTACCCGCCGGACCTGATCAACCAGTTGCGCGTTTTCGCTGTGCTGGCGCAATTCAGGCTGCAATATAATCGCGGCATTGACACTTCGATTGTTGCGACCTAACGCGCGTCACAATGCGAGAGCTACAAAGAAGCCAAGCGCATTTCTGCGCGAACAGGGAGAAGAAGGATGAAGCCATTTCTTGCAATGATCGTACCGGCTCGCGGCCACGGTGAGCATCCCGACCACGAGCTGCCCGGCGCGCAGCCGAAGCCGCCACAGCCCGGTGCGCCGGATCAAACACTGCCCGGCAATCTGCCAAAGCCGTCGCATCCGATCTACTACCCGCTGCCGCCCGGTGCGCCGGTCGATCCTGATTACGGCGTTCCCATCGAGCATCCAGATCAGGGTCTGCCGCCGACCCAACCCGGAACGCCGACGCATCCGATTGCCACGCCACCGCCCGGCCAGCCAACGCACCCGATTGCAACCCCGCCACCCGGTGCGCCGACACATCCCATCGCGCTGCCGCCTGATGCGGGCGGCGGCTGGGGACCGATTTACATTTGGGGCGGCGGTCCCGGCGCGCGTCCGCCGATCGCCATCCCGCCAGAGGGTGAAACACCTCCCGGCAAGGTCGAATGGAAGGCGGCTTGGACGCCGACAACGGGCTGGGTCACCTTCGGCATCGTTGTACCGGGAGCGGAAACGCCGGTAGTGACGCCGTCGAAGAAATAACCAGCGCCACTGAAGCCGTTCGGCGGCGCGCACAATTCGGTGCGCGCCGCTTCTGCAGGAAGATGGAATGTACGGCAAGATCAACAAGCCGTTTTGGGATGACAAGCCCGTCGCCGTGATCGGCGGCGGGCCATCGCTTATCGATTTCGATTTTGAGAAATTGCGTGGCGCGCATGTCTTGGCAGTCAAGGGCGCGATCTTCGACATCCCGTGGGCCGATGCCGGTTTTGGTCTCGATATGCTGCGCTTCAATGAATGGCGCGACAAATTGGCGAACGTCCAGAGCCGCATCTATTGGGCGATGCCGGAGGATCAGCTTGCCATCGCCGGGCAACCGCCATCGAGGAACATCACGTTCCTGAAACGGCTCGACGGGCACAATCTTTCGGACGATCCCAGCGTGATCTATGACGGCGGCAGCAGCGGTTTCGGCGCGGTGCAAATTTGCATTCACAAGCGCGCCAAGCAGATCGTCTTATTCGGCTTCGACTATTACGGCAATTCGCCATCGAACAAATGGGAGAACTGGGCGCGGCACTTCTCGGTCTTCGTGCCCTATCTCACCAAACATGGCATTCAGGTTGTCAACGCCTGCCCGGCGTCGGCGATCAGGTGTTTCCAGAAGGTGGCGCTGCAGGACGGCATTGCGATCTGCGCCAACGGATCATGAGCGAATTGATCATCGCCTCCGCCCGCATCGGCGCAAGGGTTTGTTTCGATCGCGTCACCACTATGCGCAATAAGGTCGCGCGGAACCTGCCACTGCCATACACGATGGTCTGCCTGACCGATCAGCCGGAGCGCTGCAGCAACGTCGCCTTCGTTGACGTTGCGGCGATCGGGCTTATCGGCTGGTGGAACAAGATGGTGCTGTTCGACCCGATGTGGCGCGGCAGAAGCAAGGTGATCTTCCTCGACATCGATATGGACATCATCGGCGATCTATCGCCGCTGGCGGGCGTGCCCGGCGAATTCGCCATCCTCTCCCAGAAAGATGTGGCTGGGAGATACGACGCGAGCGTGATGGTGATCGGCGGCATCATGGGCGATTTCGTCTGGAAAGCGTTCGATCGGCGGCGCGATCTGCTGCTGATGACGCATGCACGCCGTGGCCCGGCGTCGTGCATCGAGGAGCTTTATCCCGACGCGCCATTGCTGCAGCGCCTTCTCCCCAAAGGCTTCGGCATCGCCGTTTGAGATTGATGCGCGTGCATACACAATTTCGTGGGGCAACAAATCGGCATGCTTGTTGAGGGCCGCAAGCTGCGATGAATATTAGTCGCCATCGTTTTTCTCATTCGGGAGAGGACCATGGCGCAAGGACCGTTCGCAGGCACTGCATATCTGAAGGTCGACGGCGATCAATATCCACTCAAGGGCAATCTCACCGTATCGCCCGATCCGGTCGAGCGCACCGGCATCGCCGGTCAGGACTACGTCCACGGGTATCAGGAGTTGCCGCGCGTGCCCTACATCGAGGGCGACGTAAGCACGCTGCCGGAAGTCTCAACGGATTTTCTGGTGGGCGTCGTCAACGCGACCGTCACCGCCGAGTTGATCAACGGACACACCTACGTGCTGCGCAATGCGTGGGTCAAAGGTCCGCTCGACATCAACAGCCACGACGGACAATTCCGCATCCGGTTCGAAGGCGTCGCCTGCGACGAACTCACCGCGTAACCGGAGACTGGTCGATGGACGCCATCGTGAAAAAACCCGACGAGCCGAAGGGCGATACCGCGCCTGCGCCGAAGCCCAAGCCGAAGGAAGTCACAATCAAGCTCGAAACCCCGGTGCAGGCCCACGGCGAGACGCTGAAGGAGATCGTCTTCCGCCGCCCGACCGGCGGCGACATCATGGAGATGGGTGAAGGCTATCCGATCAACATCAACTGGCAGACCGGGCAGATCACACCGAACCCGCCAGTGATGGGAATGATGATGTCGAAACTGGCGGCGGTGCCGCCGTCAACAATCAAGGCGATGGACGCGGAGGATTGGTCAACCTGTGCCCATGCGCTGATGGTTTTTTTCCCGCCGGGCGCACAGGCGATGCAGTTCTGAATTGCTATCGCCTTGCGAAGTTTTACTCGCGGCCACCCGGCGAGTTTCTGGCGATGCCGCTGGATGAAGTCCAGCAGCACAAGAACTGGACCGAGAAGTTGCTGGCGGTCGCCGAGAGGCAGCGGCCACCGCCGTAAGGGCGCATCATGGCGAACGAGGAAGTCCTGCGATTAAGGACAACGATCGTATCGGAGGAAGGGCTTGCCCAAATCCGCGCGATCGGTCGCGAGATTGGGCTGCTGCCGCAAAAGGCGAAAAAGCCGGTCGAGGAATTAAACACCGGCTTCAAGGGTCTCACCGAAAACGCAAAACGGTTTGGCGAACAGCTAACCAAGATCATTCCGGGTCTGGAGGAATTCGGGCTTGGTGCTGCGTCCGCAACGCTGGGCGCGGCGGTGCTGATCAAGACGCTGACCAACATTTCCAGCAAGATTGTCGAATTGAGCTACGTCAGCAAGGAGCTTGGTCAGAGCGAGAGCGAATTGCGCGCGTGGGGTCTCGCCGCGCAGAAGGCTGGCATCGCGCCCGAAGCGATGATGCAGGGGCTGAAGAACTTCAAGCGCACCGCCGACGAATTCAAATACAACATCGGCGGCGTGCGCGACGAACTGGTTTCGATGGGAGCCGGGCCGGTAGTCGCGCGCATCATGAACGCGCGCACCGAGACCGACAAACTCAAGCAGGCATTCAATTTCAAAGACGCCCTGATGAAGTCCGATCCATCGGGCTATCAGGCGCGCAAATTCTTCGAAATGATCGGGCTGGGCGCGGACGCGGCGCGGCTGTCGATCGATGACTACGTCAAGGCACAACATCACATCAAACCGCTGACGCAGGCGGAAATCGACCAAGCCAAAAAATTCCACGACGGCATGATCGATATCGGTCATGCGTGGGAGCAGCTTCTGCAAAAGACCGCGATCAAACTGTTCCCCAAGCTGGAACAGGACATCAAGGACGTTGAAGCGATCATCGGTCTTCTGGAGAAGATCGATACCATGACCAGCAAATGGTTTGGCGGCGGCGAAGGCGAAGGCGGCGAAAAAGGAGACCTGATTGGCAAGGTCGTCTCCAGCATTCTGGGAAAAAGTAAATCCGAAAATCAAAACCCAAGGAGCGGATACAAACCACAGCACTTCGCCGACATGGGCGTTGGCGTCAGCAACGACAACATCCCGAAAAGCTGGGGATCAAATCCGGTCTGGGACAGTTTCCGTCGCTCAGACAACATCGAGGACCGTCGCGGCGAAGGCGCTGGCAGCGGCGATCTGACTGACGGCACGCGGATGGTTAAGGAGGGCACGTTTGCAGCCCTCGTTGATTTCAAGAGCTATGTCGAGGCCGGTCAGCAAGCAGGCGGCGGCGCAATGGGGCTGCTGAGCGGCGGCGGTGGCGGCAGGAGCGGTTTGGAAGGCGGTGGCGGTGGTGGTGGCCTGACGCCGGGCACTGGCGGCGGCACGGCAG